CAAAGCCTTTTCTAGCAAGTTCTAAACCTTGATTTAATGCGGTAAATCCAACAGCTGCTCTAGTCTTTAAACTAGTAAAAAATCCTTTTACAGCTTTACTGGTTTCTTCAGTTGATTTAGAATTTAATGTTAAAGTTGGTAAAGCCTTAGATGAACTTAATAAGGATATTAAACTTCTTGTTAAGACTGTTAATGCTGTGGCTAAGGCCAATGATAAAGCTGTTAAAGCAAATAAACAATTTAGAAAATCAACTGAAGAAACCAGTAAAGCTGTAAAAGGATTTTTTACTAGTTTAAAGACTAGAGCAGCTGTTGGATTTACCGCATTAAATCAAGGTTTAGAACTTGCTAGAAAAGGCTTTGATTTTGTTTCTGCTGCCATACAAACGCCTATTCAAGCTTTTGCTGATTTTGAAAAAGCCCTTATTGGTGTACAAAAAACAACCAATCTTACAGATATTGAAACTGAAGCACTTGGTTTAGAGATAGAAAAATTAGCTTTAAGAATTCCTAAAACAACCGAAGAATTATTATCCATTGCAAAATCTGCAGGACAGTTAGGTGTAACAGGAAGTGAAAATATACTTAACTTCGCTGAAACTATTGCAAGGTTGGGAGTAGCTTCAGATGTTTCCGGTGAAGAAGCAGCAACGGCCCTGGCCAGAATATTAAAAGTAACTAATGAAACTGTCGGTGGTGTTGATGAATTAGCATCAGTCATTGTCAAACTAGGTAATACTTTTGAAGCTAGCGAATCAGAAATATTAGCCGTCACTAATGAAGTTGCAGCAGCGGCCACACAGTTTGGCACTTCATCTGCAAGTGCTGTAGCTTTAAGTGCAGCTTTAAAATCATTGGGTAGAAGAGCTGAAAGTTCTGGTAGTGCTGTATCAAGGTCATTAATTGAAATTGATAAAGCCTTGAGAGAAGGTGGGCAATCTCTTAAAGATTTTGAAAGGATTACTGGACTTACTGGTGAAGAACTAGAAAAGGTCTTTAAAGAAGATTCTTTAGTAGCTTTTAAGGTATTTGTAGCAGGTTTAGCGAGAATAGAAGAAGAGGGTGGAAGTGTAGCTGAAGAACTGGCTAAATTAGGTTTAACCAGTATAAGAACCAATAGTATACTAGGTGTTTTAGCTAAGAATAGTGAATCTGTAGAGAAAGCATTTAAATCAGCTAGCAAAGAAGTAATAGAAAATAGAGCATTAATAGACGAATCTAATAAAGCCTTTAGTACTTTAACATCACAAATAGGTTTAGCTAGAAACTCTATTGCATTTGCAGCTAGAGCTTTAGGCACAGCATTAGCTCCAGCTGTAACATCAATAGTCAAATCAATCTCTGAATTTGCTCTTGAAGTAGGTAAATTAATAGTCAGTTTAAGAAAGTTAGATTTAGAGGGAGTAGAGAGATTATTTCGTACTGTGACAGCGGCTATTTTAGGTACTATTGCAGTTTTAAATTTTTCTGCAATTGTAATAGCATTACAAAAGGCATTTATTGGATTGGCCCTTGCTTTACAATCAGTTAATAAAGCTTCAATTATTCTTACTTTAAAGATTCTAGCAGTAGCCGCTGTTGTAAGTGGTGTTATTGTTGGTATACAATTATTAATCGAAAACTTTAAAAACTTCAGATTAATAGCAGTCAAAGCTGTATCCAGAGTATTGCAAGGAATAAGTAAATTAAGATCAGCGATTAATCGTGCTTTCGGTGATACAAAAGCTGCTGAGAAATTTGCTAAAATAGCTGAACTAAATGGAAAAGTAGCGGAAAAAGCTGGCAAAAAGATCAAGTTTTCATTTGATGCGGTCAAGAAACCTTTAGAAATAGTGACTCAATTATTAGGTTTAGCTTCTGAAGAAACAAAAAAAGTTACCAAAGAAACAGAAGAGCTTGGTAAGACTTCCAAAGAGACTAGTGATACAGCTCAAAAAGCCTCTAAAGAGGAACTTGAAATAAATAAACGTAATTTAGAGCAACTTCGAAGAAATGCTGAAGCTGAAAAATTGCGTAAAAAAGCAATTGAAGATAATAAAAAAGCTATCGAATTATTAGAAATTACTCTTAAAAATGTTGGTAAAACTGAATTAGAAATAATTACAGAAACTAGAGATGAAAGAATAGCTGCTATAGAGAAGGCTTTTACGCTAGGTAATATTGAAGCAGATAAAGCTGCTGATTTAAGAATTAAAGCAGAACAGAGATTTAGTGAAGAGAGTGAGAGATTATCAGATAACCGAATAGAGAATACAGAAGACGAAGTTAAAAAAATAGAAGATGTTGAATCAGCTTTTGATTCAGTATTAAAGGTTGTTGGTAACATCGGATCAGAGATAGGTAATTTCGCTGTAGATCAGTTTACGGGTATTTTAGATGGAATCGTTGGTTTCTTTGAAAGTGGGGTTAGTAAAGCAATTGGCGATAGTCGAATAGAAGCAGAAAAACTAGTAGAAGCCGAAGAAGAATCAGCACAAAACCTTATTGAAGCAAGATCCGAAGCTTTAGAATTACAAGAAAAAATTGCTAAACTACAGTCTGTTGAAGGACTTCTTGGTCTTGATGAGGCAGGGCAACAAAGACTTGCTGATTTAAAAGATGAACTTGGAAAACGTGAAGAAATTATTACTGCAGAACAGGCAAATCAAGATAAATTAAGTAAACAACGAGGAGCTGCACTTAAAGAAGAAGAATCAGAAATTGCTAAATTAATTAAAGTTGGAATTGATGAATTTAAAAACTTAGCTAAAGAATTCCCCAAACTTGCAAAAGAGTTTATAAAAGAATTTACTAAAGCATTACCAGATATCATAGATGCTTTTTTAGAGGTAATACCTGCTGTAATAGATGCTATTCCAGATATTATAGATGCATTATTAGAAGCATTACCAGATATCATAGATGGGCTTATAGAGCTTCTTCCACTTCTTGGTGAGGCATTAGGCCAAATTGTTAAATCTGTATTCGAACAATTGCCAAATATTATTGCATCACTAACGGATTTATTGCCGGTATTAGTTAAAGTCTTAGTCGATGTAGCAATAGAATTTATTAATACTTTGACCAAAACTCTACCTACGCTTATCCCACAGTTTATACAATTAGCATTAACGCTTATTAACTCTATATTAGGAGAGCTACCGCGTTTAATAAAAGCTTTAGCTGATTCTATAGGACCAATAACAAAAGCATTAAGTGAAGGTATTGGAGAACTTATTGTGGGTCTAATAGATTCATTAGCAAAAAATATAGGTCCCATAGTATCGGCATTAATCGCTGCAGCTCCAGATATTATCCAAGGTCTAGTCAATTCGGTACCTATTTTGACACTTGCTTTAGTTAAATCAATGCCTGAGGTGACGAAGGCTTTAACTATAGAATTAATCCCTAATCTTGTTAACGGCATAATCGATGGTGTTAAAAAGGCTCTAGGTGGATTTGCAGAAGATTTTAAAAAGGCGCTCAATACCGACGCTGCTGCAGCTTTTATAAAAGGTCTGGTAGAACGTATTGGCGAAGTAGGTACGAAATTAGCGGATGAATTTAAAAAAGGAATCTCAGGCGCCATTAATCTTACTGGTGGCGGTGGAGGTGCAGCAGATACTTTTACAACCATAGCAACTGGTGGTTTAAATAAGATTATTCCTGGTTTCCCAGGTCAACAAGGTGGAGAAGTACCACAAGGATTTCCAAACGATTCTTTTCCTGCAGCGTTGACTTCTGGTGAAAATGTACTAAATGCAAATTTATCAAACAGATTAGAGAATTTTTTATCTGAAGAACGTGGGGGAGAATCTCCACAACCAGTAACAATAGTATTACAAGTTGGTGAAGAACAGCTTGCAGAAACAATGTTAAATCTTAATAGAGCAGGATTTAGAACGGGGACAGAAGGCTAATGGGTTGTTCACGAATATTTACAACTAATTTTTTTGACGATGATATATTGGCTTTAAGGCAACAATCATCAGAGCAAACTTTATTTCCAGTATCTAATACATTAAATGAATTAAGAAGATCGAAAGTCTGGCGTTCTAATGGTTATTTCAGTATTACTTCTTCTAATAATACAATAGTATTCGCTGAAGGTGGTGGTGATGGCACGGCAACCATAGCTGTTGCTGAATATGCAAGTCGTACAACTCTTTATACTGCGATTAAGACGGCTCTTGAATCAATAGGAGCTTCAACTTATACGATCTCAACTGATGCAACAACACTTAAAACTAAATTTGTTTCTGATGGTGGTGGAGGTACATTCGAGATCAGGTGGCCACTTAGTACTATGGGCGATATTTTAGGTTTTGATACTTCGACTGATGATACTGGTTCATTAAGTTATTTATCGGATCAATTAGCTATTCATGAAGAAGAATGGATAGAAATGGATTTCGGAGTACCGGATAATCCGCAAGCAATAGCATTAACAGGACCAAGAAATGGATCGATTAAAATTACCCCTTCGGCAACTATTAAAATTCAAGGAAATGATTCTCTTAATTGGTCATCACCTCAAGACTCAGTTACCCTTACCTCTGATGATTCTACTATCGTTAGCGCTTCAACTACTGGTCTATTTTCTACCGCACGTCGATTTGCAAGAATTTTGGTTACAGACATATCTAATTCCCAAGGTTTCATTGAACTTGGTGCTATATTTTTAGGTGATATGTTCTCACCAACCCGTGGTGCTATTCAATTTGGATTTAATAATGCAGGTTTGGATAGGTCTCAAGTTACGATATCGGAAGGTGGTCAAACATTTACAGATATAAGACCAAAATCAGAATCATTCAATGCTAGTTGGTTCGGATTAACTATAGCTGAAAAAGAGATCTTGCAAGAGTTTTGGGAGGATGTTGGATTATCCAGACCATTTTTCATTCAAATTGATGGAACGCCAGCGATAGCTTCTACGGTGAACTTTTATACAAGATATGTAAAGTTTAATCGTCCAATTTCTTTTCGGGCGGAATCTCCGGGTAACTTCTCTGCGACAACACAATTCAGAGAGGAGTTATAAATTGGCGAAAATATATTATGCAAATACTTTTGAAAGTGGTCAGTTGGCTAATACTGCTATATTTCAGCCTATCGAGTTCAATAGCGATATAATTTTAAAAGATCTAGGTTCTTGGTTCATTATTTTTGGTGATCCAGTTTTAACTGATTTAACCATGAAATTACATGCTAATGAACAGTCAGATAACACACCAGGTGAATTAATTGCTAGCTCAACAACAACTTTTACTAAAGCGCAACTATTGACGCTGGATAATGCGATTAAATATGCAGGATTTAGATTTAACGATGTACCTATCCAAGCTGATACTAATTATCATATTGTTATGGCTGGTACTGGTTATACGCCAACGGCAAATTCAGGTGTAGCCTGGATCCATGGTATCAGTATCGAGCGACACGTCTATAAGCAATTATCTACATTTTATAAAACTACCAATATTATGCTTAGCCCTTATATCATTACGGTCAATGGAGGAAGTTATTGACCTACGCAGCTAACATTTTAAACGATGATGAGAATAGTAATTTTTTGGCTGTTCTTGAACCCAGAAGTTTACTCGATTCAACTGGGTGGACACTACATAGTGGGGCTGCATTTAGACAGTCTTTTACAATTGGCCCAATAATAAATGGTGCACCAGGCACTGTAACGCAAGATACAACGATTTTAGATAGCAAACAAAATATAGCGGATGTTATAAGCAATGCAGGTACATATTTTTGGGATGTGTCTGACAATACTTTATATGTACAAATGTCAGATAGTTCAAATCCAAATACTAAAACTGTGGTGGCTATTTACGAATTATATTTGGCGACTATAGATATTTATTTTAGTCGTGTACCTACATCACCGATAACATCAGCAATAGCAGAAGTTTTTTACGAAGGGATTATTTCCAGAACACCAAGATTTAAACAATCAGCAGGCAATAATTTATTTGGCATAGTACCTAGTCAAACATCTAAACTAGAATTAACCAATAGCAATAAGTTTTTACAAAATGATATTTTTGCATCATCTTTTAATCTAGCTAATATCAGAATGTATCATATATTAGGCGAAGCGATAACGGCTAATGCTAAGTTATTTCTTACTGGCATTATGGGAAGTATTACCAATACCGATACATCAGTTAGTATCAATGTATCGAATCCTCAGAGTATATTTAACAAGTTTTTTAGGAATAGTGATATCCATCCAGATATAGCAGGTTTTACTACAACTAATTTTTTTCCAGGATTAATTGGCACTTCACCAGTGGATCCTGTACATATAGGTAAACCTTTAAGACAAGTACATGGCGTCGTTGATGGGTTTGTGCCCGTAAATCTTGCGTATAATAATGGCGAGGATCCGCTAAATCTTTTCACTAATGATCAATGGGCAGTTTTAAGCAGTGATACCGTTGGTAGTGGTGCTATATTTAATGGTACTACTGATCGGACTGGATCAATAAAACAAGTCGTTGCCGCTGCACCAGCTTCTACTACTACTAAAACTCAATTAGTTTCTGCAGATGGCATTAGAATTGGTGATGGTGTATTTTTTGTTTCATCTGCAGACGCCGCAATAGTTACAGAAGTTGACAAAACAGGTACACCGCATTTTATTGATCATACTGCTACATCCATTCCAGCTACAATAGGCTCTGATGTAAAAAGACATTTTGTTAGTAGAGTTGATATTATCCATAAAGGGGTAAAACATACTGCTATTTTTGGTCGAGATTATGATCATTTTGAAAGTACAACTTTAAGAATGTTTGGCTTTAAATTTAAGAATATTACTTTTAGTTCGCCAACAATACCCAGTTGGCCTGCTGGTGATGGATTCAATGTTGAAGATATAGTTTTTTGTCGTATATATGGACTAAGAAAAGCTACAGGAACTAATTTTACCTTGAGTTCTAATAGTGATGAGACTGCTAGTATGACTAATGGGATATCCATATTAGAAAGATGGTTAAGTAAAGGACTTGGTTTTGCTCCGGCCTTAATTGGATCTAGTTTTACAACTTTAGCTGCATCTATTACAGACGAACTGGGATTTGCTTTCCCACCTTTATCCACTGGAGGGTTCCCAATATACCGTACTATCATCAATAAACTTCTACAAACACTACTTTTAAAACTTTATGTAGATGATGATGGAATATGGCAAATAGCTCAAACTGGTCCACTGGGAACGGTAGATAAAACTTTAGATGATGAAGAAATTGTAATCAATAGCTTTAATTATAAATTTGATTATAATAATATTATTTCGGATGTATCAGTTAATTTTAATTTTCGGGAAGTTTCAGAGCGTGGTACCCAAATAGTAGATGCGTCTACCCAAACTGTTCAATCGACTAGCGATACTGCTAGGGTTGGATTCGCTTTAGGTGATAGACGCGGTAAATTAAAGATAAATACTAGAAATAGATTTCTTGATACAAATATAGATGACGTTACTAAAATTGAAAGAACTAAATTGCCTGGTTTTGTATTTGATGAGGATACGGAAAGGACCAGAAATTTTAGCACTAATACTATTGATAAAGGTTTTGGGAATACAACAATCGAATTAGATGACCAAAAAGGCATCGAAGATAATTCAGGGAGTTTCTAATGGCAACACGTGATTTTAATTTTGTAGTTGGTCCAGAAACCGACAGTCTACCAACAGTAACTACACCATCAGTAGATGCCGATACTTTGAATAAAGGTTTTGCTGATGACAATTATGTCCAAGGTGGAGCAGCAGCAGCAGATAATGCAGCACTTAAAGCCGTAGTTGCAGGGGATCGCAAAGATAATGATTTAAGATTTGTTGATTCTACACAAACTATTTATCAATTTGATTCTGGGAGTGCCGCTGCAGATGATGGTGTCAATGTATTACAACCAGATGCAGGGACCGGAAGATGGTTAAAAATTACTTCCGCAACAACAGGACCTATAACCTTCACCGATACTACACAGTCCACAGACAAAGATACTGGCGCTGTTATTATCGAAGGTGGTCTTGGTGTAGAAAAAAACGTCAATCTTGGTGGAGCTCTTGGTGTTGTTGGTGATGCTACAATTACTGGTGATCTTACAGTAAATGGAACTACTACTACTGTTAATACAACAAATTTAGACGTCAAAGACGCTAATATTACAGTTAACGATGGTGGCAATCAGGCTTTTGCTGATGCAAACAATGCTGGCCTTAGAGTTGAAATGAGTGATGCTACAGATGCTCAACTTAGTTATGATTCAACTTTAATATCAAAATTTAAATTAGGCGATCTTGGTTCTGAATTAGAAATATTAACCTCTAGTGCTCTACAAGATGTAAGCAATAAAGATATCGATGGAGGTGCTGCAACGGATGATCGTCGTATTACCTTGCCCAAAGATATAACTGCTACTTTAAATGGTCTTACTCGTAAACAAGGAACATTAGTTTATGATACTACTACAAATGAAGTCAAATTTGATGATGGTGCAACTTTAAGTGCTCTTACAACATCTGCAGGTAGTGGTAGCCTGACAACTGATGATAGTACTGGAAATGTTACAGTTGCTGTTGGTACAACATTAACCCATCCTTTTTTAGACGTTTTGACTGCTAACACGTATACTATTAACGGCCAACTTATCACTATGGGTGATTTAGATATAGAATCAGGTGGAGCTATGACTGTAGCCAGTGGTGGAACTGTTATTTTAGCTCACGGAGTCTGTACAGTTAATGGTACATTAACTATAACGGGTACATTTAATATTATAGCTTAGGAGAATTTATAATGGCGCTTTTAAATGTTGATCAGATCGCTGACACGGCTGGTACTGGTCCAGTAGAATTTATAAAAGGGATTAAAAATACGAGTACAGTAATAACATCTGCCACTATTATAGCTGATGCAGATGGTATTAGTACAATATTAGCAGACGCTACAAGTGGCGCTTTTGCTATAACCTTACCTACATTAGCAGATAATTTGGATAGAGTATTCACTATTAAAAAAACCGATAGTAGTAGTAATACGGTTACTATTGATGGTGAAGGCGCAGAAACTATAGACGGTGTTATTACCTTAATTCTATTTTTACAATTTGAAAGTGTAACTATAGCAGCTGGTGTTGCAGGATGGAATATTATTAGTGCACAGTGGGGTTCAGGACAATATACACCGGTCGTAACATCCCGCAGAGACTGGACTACTATCAGTACCGAAGCCGGAATATTTGCTAGAGTAAGTCCAAATATTGTTAACTGTTCTGCTAAATGTACAGCAACTGCTATTGACCTTACTAGGCATGACATGGGATTTAGTCTACCTATAGCATCCAATTTCGCCGCAACAAATGAATGCCTAGGCACTTTTGGTGTTCATGGGGGTGGTTCGGGCGATTTAGTAGGTACTGAAGGTGGTGTAGTACAAGCCAGTATAGCAAACAATGAAGCTTTAACCTTTATATTCCCCGATGTAGCTCAAATACAAGAATTATTCATTATCTTTATGTATAAGATTATATGATTATGAATCCAGAAGATAAACGTAAACTAGCCTTAGTCTATGCCTTTTCATTTGTCGGTACGTTCTACAAGTGGGGAGGCGACGACCCATCAGGTTTTGATTGCAGTGGCTATATTATAGAAATACTAAAATCGGTCGGCATTCTCCCCAGGAGATTCGATACTACAGCAAATGGACTTTATCGCAAGTTTCAAAATAATAAGTTAGATAAACCTAAACCCGGTGCATTGATATTCTGGCCAAAGACAAGCAAGCCTAACGAAGCAGGCCATATAGAATTAGCTATCGACGCTTGGCATACCTTAGGCGCTTCGGGGGGTGGTAGTAAAACTTTAACTGAGGCTGATGCGATTCGTGATAATGCTTATATAAAGATGAGGCCCATTAAGCGAAACAGAAATGTCCTTGCTATTCTGGAGCCTTTTATTTAAGATTTATTCGATAGTTATATTCGGTCAGTTTTTAGGAGGATGTTGTTTTTGCAAGATTGCGACATCCTTTTATCGTTCCTCATCACGCAAATCTCGATAAATAGACACACTTTGTTGACAAGATTCGATCAGCTTATTCAAAAGTTCATTTGATATACCGTTCTTATTTATTTTCCTAATAGTTCCTTGCAAAACACCAAGCCTATTTCCGAGACTCGCAATAAATTCTTGTTTTTTTGTCATCGTTGTTCTCCCGTATTTGTAGTTACTTGTAGTTATTCATTAAAAGCCCTAGCAGTAGAAAGCTGAAAAAGGAAACGCCGAGTATAGATGCTATGAGTATGATTAAAGTAGCCATTGTAATCTCCATGATTTTATTTGTTTTTTCAATAAGGTTAATGGTTACTGTAATAACTTTCTTCGGGAACTTTTCTTACTTTTAAAAAAACGCGACCACTACAAGTTCTATCAGCACCACTTTGATAGTGACCAAACGTGATGTAATACGGTTTCTCAGATTGTTCATAGTAATTAACTGTAACGTTTTGCATTTGGTCCAAGTGCTCATCCCTAAACGATCTAACCATTGCGAGTGCCGTTTTTTTGTCTACATGTTTATCAAAACTCATTTTTTGTGTATTCATAATGTAATCTCCATGTGATCCCAGGCAAGTGATATTTACTCAGTCGGGATATCCCAGAAAAGCTTTAGAAAAATCTTATAACTAACTAACTTCTTTAAATTTTCTTCTTCTTGTATATGTGGGTTGGGTCTTTGCAGCTAATGATTTTATGAAGCCCATGTCGCAATTTACGCCATCGGCTTTATAAGTGAAATATTCGAGGTCTGATTCATCGCTTACAATGACTCGAACTCTGCAATATTCATAAAAAGGATGAATAAAATTAGATCCATATAAACAATCGACGAAGGTAGTAGTCCTGTTAATAATTGTTATCCACATTTGATAACGGGCTTTACTATACAGTTTTGTGGATAAGTTATACTTAGGCATTATTCTCTATACGTATACGTAGTACTGTCACACTTATGATCTTTTATGGTTTGTGAGATATCCTCTATCATTATTTTCATCTGTGCAATCTCTTCTTTTACAGTTAGCCAGACTGCTTCGGAATGAGACATATCAAACTCATCTAATTTTTGTTTCATGTCTTTATCTAGGTGATATTTGAGATTCTGTAATCTTTCTATATATTTATCGAGGTCAAGTTTACTCATGATGGTTTACAGGCTTGAATAGCCTTCTCTAGATTAGGTTGATTTATAATCTTCCCTTTCATGTTTATAGCTACATCGTCCCAAAGTTCTTCGGGTAATTTAATCTTTTTAAGATATGTGGTTAATCGATCGAGGTGCAATCTATTATTAGTATTGAAATTTTCAGCTGCAGGTATTTCTTGGAATGGCATCTGAGGCATTTCTTCGGCAGGAGTAACTTCATAACCTGCTAGATTCATTATCCAAGAGAAACCGAGACGGTAAGCTTTACCCGTTGCTCTGGTAACAGCCATCGACCGTCTCGCATATTTATCAGCCTTCCCCCACCTCTTCTCATCTATCGAACAGAGGGAAGACGCTTGTCCAACTATAGCACCTGATTTTATATTATAAAGCTCAACTTTTGCTTCATATGATCCATCTTCTAGTTCGTTTACATAAACTTCTCTTGGTAAAAATCCTAACATTGAGCCAAGAGTCGTCCAACCTTCGATAGTGACGTAATTCTTACCCTGAATATTGTGGAAGAGCTTTTGTTTCTTAATGATATCTGCTAAAGGTGTAGCCATTTCAGCAGCATACGCTAACATCTGCCTAGGTCTCATATCATACAGAGAATGCTGTACGGTTCCAAAATTAGATACAGTTGTTGTAACTTCTTTATTATCTGTCATACTTTTATCCTTAAGTGATTACCTTGTTCTAATTTTGCCCATTCGATTTCTTTGCCTATTTTTAAATCATTTTTGACAGCGTTTTTCTTAAGTATCCAATATTCCTTGCGCTCTAAATAGGGCTCTATTTCTGCCCAATTAAGGAACGAGAAAACGGCATCGTTTCTATTAATATATTCAAATCTTACAGATACTTCGGTTAAATCGGATGTGAGTTTAGCAGATGAATTCTTTTGGATCTTCAGACTACCAAGTTCGCCTTTATATGATACATTGGGTGTATTCTCTAAAATATTGACGAGGTGGTTTTTTAGTCTTTTTTCCAAGTTTTTTGCCACCCTCAAAGCCATAGAGAATCGATTTGTTTTTTCCTCAAGGTCGGCTATTCTGCCTTTCAGTGAGTCTAAGTAGCCGATCCAGTTATCTGTTTTTTCAGCAACATTCCCCTCTAGTTCTGATAAGGCCAGCACCATTTCATCAGTTAGACCCTCTTCAGAGAATGCTGCCTCATGGCAGACCCTCTCGATCTCGAATGCGTATTCAGCTAGACTTTTCATTCTTTCTCATCCATCCAAATTGATATATCTTCTTCAAGTCAACCAACTGCTCTTTCACCTGATCTAAGTCTTTTTTAAGTTGTTCAGTATATTTTTTTGGAAGATATGGGTTATCCGGTAACTCATCTAAATCGAAATGGATAAATCTATCCGTCATTTTCTTCATCCAATTGTTTAATCATTTTATCGGCCATTCGTATTGCCAATTCCGCTACCTCAGAGAGCGGAACACCTTGATATAATAGGCTTTGGGCTTGCGGCGGAACACCAGTGCCATTACTAAATAATCCGTTCAAAGCATGTGCAGCAAAGAAGTCTCGGCGTGTGACAGACGGTTCTGGCCAATTGTTTATATTGCATGTGGCCAAAGGCAACGTAATTCTCCCTGAAGGTTTTGTAATGATTATGTCTTTGTCGTCATACTGCATCGTCATCTAGTCCCATAACGATCTCTGTGATCTTCTTATGTGCTTGCATAAGCATCTGAGACGCTTCGTTATTTCGGGGTAATATGTCACATATAAGGGTGTCTAGTTCGTATAGTTGTTTCTTGAGTGCTTGCTTATCCATCGATTACCTTCTTTCTATTTTTAGTAGTCAAATTTTCTTCGATATAACGAGCCATGAAGAATCTGATTTGTTCATTCATATTTGTCATGTTGCGTTTAGCTGCTCTACGAAATCTGTCTTTAAGTCTAGTCGAAACAGCAATTGATAAGTAAGTCTTATCACTACGATTTCCTGGGTGTGTAACTATCAATTTAATTCTCCAAATATTTTTCAATTGGTGTTCGCTTTATAGTTTTAAATAATATATACATTTAAAGCAATACATAAAAAAATAAAAACTTATTCTGAAGTCGGAGTGGTATATGTTGATTAGGATCAAGAACTGGGAAAAGTACAATCCGAGAAATCGAAAAGATATAAAACACTATTGGTGGTTCAAATTTAACAACGCTTTTTTTGAAGATGAAGCAATCTTTGAACTAAGTTCTGCAGGAAAATTATTTATTTTGTACTGCTTTTGCTCAGCTTCTAAACAAGATTCAACTGGATTCGCGGAGATTCATATCAATTTCAATAAGATTCGTTCAATATTGGGTGTATATTCGCCCACACTTTGGAAACAAATTGATATCCTTGAACGTGTTGGTATTATTGAGATTCTTGATAAAACATGTAACGTGGTACGTAACGTGGTACGTAACGTAGACGTTACACAGAGAAGAGAAGAGAACATAACAGAAGAGAACATAACAGAACAGAAGAATATTAATCTTTCTTTCAGAAAGATACCTCCGTCAAAGCCGAAGGTTTCTCCTAAACGAAAAAAACCACTGCTTAAATTTTCAGCAGAAGATTCTGAATTAGCACAAAAATGGTTAGCTCATGCTTTTGGTATTTCCCCTAAAGGAAAATTCGAAAAAGACAAGTTTGCCGATGCAATCCGAAAATCTAGAGAACTTATGAAGTTTTCTCATCAGGAAATGGAGGCTTTGTTTAAATTCATCATTAACGACGATTTCTGGAATGATAAGGCGTATTCTCCTTTAGGTCTTACCAAGAAGTCCAAATCAAATGAACAGCCAAAAATAGCCAATATAGCTGCTTCTGCGTTCAAAAAGAATCGAGAGTGGAAAAATGTTTTAGATTGGGCTAGAGAAAAAGACAGAGAAACATCCGCGCCTGTAAACAACGATGATTCTCAACCGTTTGATTATCTTAAGAATTCATAAGCAAAGAGAGGTTTTTTATGCTTACAACTGAGCAGTTTACTAAAATTTGTGGTGGAGCAACAGCACTTTTACCAAGATATGCTCCAGATTTTAAAAATCCCGCCATAGTTGAGTTTTGGTATCAAGAATTTGGTAATGATCCCAACTTCCAGAAAGCCTTACACAAAGCCGTAACAACCCTAGAATCATTTCCAACCATAGCTAAGATACGTGAATTATTAGGCAAAGGGGAAGTACCAAATGACAAAAAAGCTATCGATGCATCAGACAGAATAATTAATGCCGTAGAAAAGTATGGTAGCTATCGTTGGAGTGACGCAAAACAATACATGGGCGAGTTGGGTTGGCAGATCGTCCAAAATAATGGCGGCTGGGAAAATGTATGTGAAGTTACCTACAAAGAATTACCAATTGTCAAAGCTCAATATCGAGAATCCGCTAAAGCACTTTTAGAAAAAGCTAAGTTCGGTGACATCAACGCACCACCAAAATTACCGGTATCAAATGATACTAAACAAATCGTATCTGATGCACTCAAGATTGCTGGAGGTACAAATGAAAAATCTTAGAAAATTAGCACGAGTGGCAGATGCGGCTCAAGAAGTCATAAACGAATGGGGTAAAACAATTGATTTAAATGCTATGAAAAACCCAGAAGATAGCTTATTCGGAACTAAAAAAATTACATCAACACAAGTGATTATGTATGAGAATACGATGCTTGAATTGATAAAGGCTGTAGATGCTTTGGAGATTGCTGGGGGTCAGGAATGAGATCACTTCATTTTATTCTTAAAGACGGCAAGCCTATACCAGCAACAGTTATGGAATGGGCAGAGTGGATGGAAAAGAACGAAAAGCATATAGCAGAAAATAACTTTGATGGTGTCAGAGTATCCACTGTATTTCTTGGACTTGATCATAATTTCCATATAGATAAGCCACCTATTCTCTACGAGACAATGATCTTTGGCGGTAAGTATGATCAGTATCAAGATCGATATGAGACTGTAGAACAAGCAATAGTGGGGCATTTGTATGCTGTTAACTTGGTGGAGGGGGAATGAAGATTGAAGATATTGAAAAACTTTGTAATGAAGAAACACCAGATCTTTGGTGGTCTTATAAGATTATGAGTGAAATGCCAAAGTTAATAGCTATCGCAAAAGCTGCTAAAGCATCATTTAAAGAAATGGAAGAGTATGATGTATATCCGGATTGTGTTGATTGGAGTCGTTTGGAAAATGCCATAAAAGATTTGGAGAGAGAATAATGGATACAGTATTTCAGTTTTATATCATGATAGCTAGTGTATGTAGTCATTCGGTTCGTATTAATAATGTCAATAAAAAGAAGTGCATGATTAAAATGGAACAATGTGTAAAGCCTAATTATATGACATGGCCGAAATCTTTTCTTGAACATAAAATCCACGAGAAGATTTTAAAATGTCTGAAAAAGATATGAAGTGTAACTACTGCAATGGTAGTGGTTTTTGTATGGGAATTTGTAGAAAATTTGGATACGAATATTCCTTTAGATGCAACGAATGCGAGTCCTGGCTTGAATTTGCACATCATAAAGGAGATCCAGTTGCTATCTCATTAAGTATTCCATTATGGAATTCGGATTTAGATGATCGATTTTTGAGGGTTCCGATTACACAGAGAGGATTAACAGAAAAGGATAAATTACAAAGTAAGGTATTAAAAAAGGAGAAAAGCAATGAAAGTTATCAGAGGAAATAAAGAAGATAATTCTAAAAACACAATGTCTGAAGGTAGGAAAGTGCTTATCTTTAGACAAGAAAAATCTACATTATCTTTTTATGAACATGATGAAGAATGTAATGAAGGCATTAGACTAGCTACTCAACGGTCTTCAAAGTCGGATATGTTACATATGTTATCCGATGCTGAATCATTAAAATTAGCTAAATGGATTTTAAAAAGAAAAGAAAAAACTTGGGAGGAGAAATATAACGAATCACAACGGGAATTGAAGCACTATAAAGATCATTTTTCAGATTTATTGGATTATACGGAAAGCTTACTCACAAAGATAAAGTCGTCTACTCATCTAAATAGAATAAGTACTTTTATGGGGGATATTAATAGTTTCATAAAGGGCTTGGGCTTGCAATATCCAGAGAGTAATAAATATAATCCTTGTTATATAAGATGGTATTTAGGTCTTCTAAAAGAACATGTAGACATGAAATATATAGGATACGACAGGAGCTTTGATCACGAACTGAATAAAGTACTAAGAGAGGACAAAGAATATCTAGATGAACAAAAAAGAAAAGGAGAAAAACAATGAGAGGAAATCAACTACCGGAGATTCTAAGGAGTCTGAGAATCAATGCATCGGAGTTAGCAAGGAGGATAAACGCCTCCCCATCTAGTATTTCGAAGTGGATTAAGCATAATCGGGAGCTAGATCCTAAATATGAATGTCGGATCGACCAATTATTGTGTGAACCGAAATACGAAAGTAGTGCGGAAGAGAACTACAAACCGAAAAATGAAATAGTTGATGATATTCAAATTGAATTAGCTGTTAGACCTGATCATGAAGGTTTTATCAACGCTCGTGGAATTTATAACCTATTGAAACCAAAGAATGATTTCAATACATGGATAAAACGAAGAATTGATCAATATGATTTCAAAGAAGGAACAGACTTTACCGCAATTTTGGGGAGGAGTGAATTGAATCGCCAAACTACTGAATATCTTTGTAGCCAAATGATGATCCAAGAATTAGGGCTTGTTGAAGGTACAGAAGTTGGCAAAAAGATAAGGCAGTTTTGTATCAAAGCAGCTAATGCTTATGTAAAAGAAAAACAAAAACCAAATATCGATAATAATGCTGTACAGATGAAGATGCTTCAGACTTTAGATGGAATGTTAGCTCGTCTTGGTGGTGTAGAAACCAAAATTCCAACTCAAAAGAAAATTCAGGGAATGATAGAAGAATCTTTTGTAAAAATATCTTCTGCAGATTTCCCAAAGAAAATATTTATATCGGGAAAAGAATTAGCTGAAATAAATCTTCCAGGTTTATCAATAGAACGAATTCGTGAAATGATTGGTCGTACTGATCATAAAAAGGGTGAGTGGGTTAAAATTACTGCTGATTATGGTGAGCGTTATCCTATTCCTGCTATTGTTCGTGATGGTATTGAAGAAACTGTAGAAGAAATTAAACAATCTATTACAATAATAGGTGAAACTAAATCAAATTATAAATTAAAATCTCCCCTTGTTAAAAATGCTGTTGAATTTAGGCTAAATAAAAATATTAAATACAAACCTGAAGCATTTAAAGTCTGGGGATCTATTATTGAAGATTTTGAGAGAATGAAAATAGCTAAAGAACGAGCGAAAAAAATATATGACATTAATACTAAAAAAAATACCATTAAACCCAACTGATAATAACATATTCAGCTCGTTTATGCGTAATGGGAAAATAGTCAGATGTAAGTCTAAACAATATGGCGATTGGTTAAGGGAATACAAATTATGGGAACTACAAAATTTAGAAATAATAAAAAAGGCTCGACAGCTATTCAAAGAAAATGATCTATTAGAAGTACAAATATATCTCAATCTAATACGATCTAAAATTTGGTGTAAAGATGGACGCCCGAAGAAATTCGATGGACAGAATCGTACAAAATCGATTCTTGACGCCCTTTCTGGTTCTATTGGGATTGATGATCGTTGCTTTTGGCGAGTTTCAGTCGAGAAGGTGGA